GACGAAAGTTCGTCCTCTCTACACAAGCACAATAGTATCGGTCATCGACATGTCGCGGATAGTCATCATCCCAGTCCGGTTTTAATACTTGATTGGCATGAAGGTGGCCGTGTATGTTCAACTGCCACCGAGACAAACTACCGGGGTGAATCGGAATGTGGCTCATGATAAAGCCCTTCTTCACGATATATCCGCGAACGTCATCGAATAGGTCGAAGTACCTTCTCATCTTCGGAGGTTCGTGGTTGCCGGGGACTAGGATCTTTCGTCCTTTCAGCCTCGACACGGTAGATCTCATGTTCGCAGCCGTGAATGCGACATCCCCTAGGATGTAAACGCGGTCCGCATCTTGGACAACCTCGTTGTACCATGTAATCATATCCTCTGTCATCTTCTCAGCGTCATCCCAAGGGCGGAGAGGCACTTGATTATTAGTCACGGGATCAATAGTTGTGAACTTACAGATGTTATGGTGGTAGAAGTGGGGATCAGAGTAAATCCATGTACGGCTCATGGTGAACAATACCTATCTAGTTTATCATGGACGAATTCAAGAACAGGATTGTAGTTGTCGTCTGTGTCGAAGAAATCTCCCATGTTCTTCTCAGGGGGGAGCATCTTATTGAGGAACTCCGTCAACTCTAGCACGAAGCTATCGATATGATCTTCGTTCATTTTTGTCACCATGCATCTCCTGATAGTTTAGTGAGTTTCTGCCCACGTGAGTCCGATTTTGGCATCACACGCAAGCGGGATATTATAATTGAAGAAGCGCCCGACTTCTGGGAAAGTTCGCTCACAAATAGAAACATATGGTGAGACATCTGGAAACAAGACATCACTTTGCCATTCGTCGTGAATGTCGCCCACCTTAAGTACATCAAGGTGTTCTCTTTGAACTTGTCTTGCGACATCAATCATTGCTTTTTTCATGATACGAGACTCATCACCTTGAAGAAGGTATCCTAGTCTTGTGTGAGGGGCTGTAACGAGGATAGGTGTCCCGTCGATTAGACGGATACGGCCTGTTTTTTCGATCTCTCGTTCAAGTTTATTAAGAAGTTCTGCAAGTCCCGGAAAGTTTCCGATGAATCTTTTCTTAATGTCTCTACCATCACGAGTTGAACCTCCGATGATTTGTCCAACCTTCGCATCACCAGCTCCGAGAAGGAAAGCGTATATGAAAGTCTTCGCAATCGGACGGCTAGCAAATCCACCGATTTTCTGGTTGTAGCTGTGTGGGTCACCTCCGAGGACAGCATCCGTGAAATCTTTATTGTTTAGGTAATGAGCGAGAACACGTAGCTGAATACCCTTTGCATCAACGCCCACCAACCTGCGATCACGACGGTTCCTAGTACCCCAAAGATCACGAGCCTCGTAAGTGTAAACACCTCTTTCCTTAAGAAGAGGAACTTCTCTCTCACTTGGAAGTCCTTTATCTAGTGTTTCTAATCGAACTGCTGGAATATTAGCTGTGTTAGGATTACTGTGACGATAACGAAGAGTGTTGGCAAGCCACAGAGAACCGTGAATGCAAGAAGTCTTCTCATTATACGCCTCAATCCAAGTGTTAATCATATTAGCCCGAGCGTTATACTCAAGCCAATGAGCGATTAGTCTAGGTCCCTCAAGGCCGGATGACTCAACAAACTCTTGGAGCGAGGGTACGAGTTGCCCTTTAGAGGTGGGCTTTGGTTGTCCAGTAGGAGTTCTTTCGTCTGGCAAACACTCCCATCCGAGTTCAAGAAGTTTCTCAATCCTCTGCATTGGGCTTCCAATATTGAAAGCCACATAATCATACGCTTCGTATCCCCCTCCTTCGGTTTCTGATACGCGCTCATATTGTTCACAATGAGCGAGATAGCCCTTTGTGTAGCTACCATCCTTCTTTCGTGCTTGTTTATATACACCCACTCTTTCGATAGTTGGTGGCCAGATTTCGTAGACTCGATCTCGGATTGCATTTTCTTCTTGCCTCAGTTTAGAGTAAAGTGCATGTGCTTCACGAATATCAAAGAAGAACCCGTTCTCTTGCTGCTTCTTAATAAGCTGCCAAGAGCGATGTTCAATTTCCAAACCTAGGTCTGTAAAACTAGCCCCTGTCATACGACGAACTAGATCTCTGTACACCAACCGACAAAGGAGTGTGTCCTGTCGGCAGTATACTAGCATCTCAGGAGTGAATTCTGAGAAGTCCTCGAACTCAAGTTTAGGTGAACGTAGACGAGTCCCCCACGCCGCTAGCGAGTGGCCACCGTCCAGTGAAGGGGAGTACAACATCGACATAACAAGAGTGTCAATGATGTCGCCCATAGTGAGCTTAGTACCAAGTAAACGATTAAGTGTCGGGGCGTCATAGCCAATGATGTTATGGCCAATGAACTTACAACCCTCTGACACTCTCTCGTTGATCCAGTCCCGAATTTCTTCGTAGGCGGCGGACTGAAACTCTTCACCAGTGATGATGTTAACTGCGACTATACACCAAATCTTAGTTGAAGGGATTAGGTCCCCTTCTATATCGAGAGCCCAGTATTTATTCGTCGGTGTTAGATACAAGTTTGCCTATCCTATGGTATTCTTTTTCTTCTTCTTTTGACAACCAGTATCCAAACTGTTCACAGCTTTTAAGAAATAGTAATTCTTGCCATCTTTTAGAATCCTTGCTGGTCATCTCTCAATGTGCCTCCCATTTCGTATAGTGCGCCTTCCTCAGGGTCTAGTTCTGTCAATCTAGCAGTGTCTTTGTTGTACCACAGATACGCAGCCGGACCTGTGTAACCACAGAACCTGTTCTTCTCCACCGTAACCTTAGTGACGTTTCGTCTCCATTCACTTGGATCCGTTTTGTCACGCTCCAAGCGTAGTACAATGTTCGCAAGCTGCTCCACTCCGGCAGTTCCTCGAATTTGACCTTGTCGATTAGTATGGATAACTGCAATAACGGACAGGTCCAGCTCCATCGTGAGCGTTTTGAGTTTGGTGGAGATTTCATCTAGCTGTTTTCTCTCATCGCCGGACTGATCAGACACCAGAATACTAAGGTGATCGAGAACAATATACTTACAACCAAGAGCTGCCATGTGCCGAACTTTGTCAATAACAGCATCGACGCTATTAGAGCCGAAATGATCCCAGATAACAACGCGGTCATTATTGAGAACTTCATCATATGCTTTGCGAAGGTCAGCTTCTGGCCTCTCAGTCGTGGGTAGATGATAAGGCTGGCGATTATGAATGCTAAGAAGACCGAGGGCAGTGTCACCATTAGGCTCTTCAAGATGAAGGAAACCAACTCCATAATTCTTCTCCACAACTTCTGGATCTGTTAGAAGGTGATGCTCGATATGTTTAAGGATGCTTGTCTTACCAACACCTGTATCAGCAGTGACAATAACAAGTTCAGACAATCTCAACCCGAAGGTAAGATTAGTTAACCCTTCAAACGGATAAGGAACAGCGAACGATTCTTTCCGCTCGATGATCTCCTTCCAAATCTCAGTACCAAGCTTTAGCCCGTCCGGTTTGAAGGTCGGAGCTTGCCACCACTCTTTAACCCACGTGTCTGCTTCCTTGGCAAGGAGATAGTCATTTGCGTCCTTGTGCTTTCTAACATTGAGTACCTTGACTTTGCCGAGAGCGAAGCCAGCACCTGCGCACGCCTTTGCAGCCTTCCTGCCGGGCTCGTCGTTGTCGAACGCAAAGACGATATGGTCAAACGAGTTGAGATACTCGAAATCCTTTCGGACATCTTTCTCTGCTGAGCTAGCGGAGTGGACAGAAACAACAGGGTACTTGCCACCAAACATCTGAAAGGCAGCAAGGGCGTCGTCTTGCCCTTCAACAACAGTGATGAACTTACCGCCCGGTGCGAAAGCGTGTCGGCCAAATAAACCAACATTCTTGAAATCCCCTTCGACTAGGAAATTGTGACCCGTTGCTTTCGTCCGAACCTTATTAGATACGTGTTCACCAGTAACGGCATCGTACATAGGATACTTAGCAACGTAGTCACCGCCCTCCTTGGATACGTTAACCTTATACCGCTGGATTGTTTCAGCAGTGAAGCCCCTC